ATGTACACCTATAAGATGATACAAGTACCGCCCAATATCTCAGTTAAAGCACGTGACAACAAAGCAGGAATAGCAGCAGCTTACCTTCAAGACGTGGTAAACGAACAAGCCGCCAACGGCTGGGAGTTTCAGCGGATAGACACTATTGGGATTGAAGAAAAGCCAGGGTGTTTCGGTGGCAGCAAGACAAACTTTACTCAGTACTACGTTATCACTTTTAGAAAAGAAGTGGATTAATGTTAAAAGTCTTGAGTATTCGCCTTGTGTTGTTCTACCGAGCACATGCGCCAATGAATATTCGTAACAGATGTCGTCACACCCCATCTTGTTCAAAATACACACTGATTGCATTAAAGCGTTTTGGATTCGTAAAGGGGTGGAAACTAGGTTTAAAGCGGATTTATCGTTGCCGTCCACCGAATGGCGGTATTGACTACCCGCCACACAAGTAATGCCTAAGGCCGCCATAGTCGACGGCCTTTCTCAAGACCAAAGCGTAAATTTCAGTTTCATATTTAACTAACTATATGTTTTTATTGTAATTTTTAAAATCTCTCAAGCATTCCCTCACCCTCAAGCCTTCACGTAAAATAATTTTTTCTTTTATTTTCAATGTAATAAAAACAGGCCGATCACATTCGTGATCTTTCTGTTTTCAATTAACTGAAAAAGCACGTAATTTTTTCAGTTCCGCAGATCCTTTTTAGATCCTTGCTGCGCGGGCTTTTGCGGCCCTTTATTGCAATATCCAGAACTGAAAAAACTTTAACCACGCACAAGCGGCGGGCGTGCGGGTGAGCGCGGTTTTCGTCCCGCTGGCGTTCCGGTGTTCAGATTTTGACCGCGCGCCGTGTATCGAGCACCGCCAGACCTGCAGGACCGCCATAAATGACCGTGTTTGCCGGAATGAGGACGTAAAAAAGCCCGCGCAGGCGGGCAATGAGAAGGGATTAGCGTTCTATGATGGGGGATAGCTGCGCATGTAGCGTTGCAGCATTGACAGATTCAGCCGTAAACAATGCGGCGGTTGTAGGTGGGCTACTGGGGCCGCACTGGCAGTTATGGATGTGCGCAGCGTCAGCCGCTGCTAGCCGTTGAACAACCATCATCAGGTTATCCAACAGCACAAAAATATTTATTGCGTCCGTGCCGGTCCAACTCTTTCCGGCTTCAAAATGCTGCAATTCTTTAGCCACGCTACGCCGCAGCTTGCCGACGACTTCAACCAACTGCCCGCCGACAGCGTGCCGGTGATCTCCTCCTGCTCCGGTGTCAATATCACCTGCAGTCATCTGCTCAATAGCGCCCAGGGTATGCAGGATATGCGACCCGCCAACCTGTAACACATCATCACCCGTTACGCTGGCGCGACGCTCCGCGACGTCCGTCTGTTCTTCATCCACCGTCAACTTTCGCACCCGCGCAACTTCGGTCAGTGCCTGATCGGTTTCGCGGCTGACATCGCCGCGACTGTTTGTCTTATGCAGAACGCCCGCGCGCGACTGCTGCACCTGCTCACCCGCAGCAACAGCAGGCAGCGTCAACCCCTGCGCCATTACCTGGCGGATGTGTGGGCGGTCCGGGCGTGCCTCACTGAATCCCAGTTCGACCAGTGTTCCCGGCGCTGGGTACTGCATCAAGCCGCTATCGCTTCCGCCAAACCCAACCGGCAACGGCACAGCCTGATAAACAGGGACCGTTTGATCTGGTTTCCCGTCTTCATCAAGTAACTGAACATTGACGGCAAAACGCGGACGGAATGGATCTGATATGTCGCTATGGCCGGTCGTGTCGCTGATAGCCTCAACGCGGCCAATTTTTGGCAGGTGTAAACCTGCGGCCAGTTCCGGAAACTCCTTTTCAGCCTGGCGGCGGAATTGCGATTTTTGCGCCTCGCGGCCTTTGTTGTCTGTTACTGCCCATTTGACTGACATCTGGTCATCAGTCAGATCGATACGCTTAACCCGCTGGCCGTTAACGACAGCGCCAGGCCGCAGTGACGGCACGCACACGATCCGCATAGTGTCGCCGCCAGTCTGCTGATCAGAAAATCCGGGCGGTATCTCAACGGGCAATGACGGCCATCGGGATTCCTGCCAACTACCAACAAACACAACACCTTCGGGCAACTGCTGCCAGATATAATCCGGGATAGAAAAAGCGCGCCCCAGGTTGTTTAGCAACTGATAGCCGCTGCCTGAATGGGTAAAGTTAGGGATCGGCGTATCGGTGTATTTCTGCCCGTCTGGCAGCGCAAACGCCAGCCCGCACTGTTCAGTAACCCAGTTACAGACATCCCGTAATGTTGGGTGCTGTATTGAACAGGGCATAGGGCGCGCCAGTATTCCCGTTAATTCACGCACCAGGATACGCTGCCAGCCCTTTTCCGCCTGCTGACTACGCTCAACAATACCAGTGAACCAGCGCAGCATTTTTCCGGAATACCCCAGATCCAGCGCGACCATTTTTCCCTGTAAGTTTTCATCACCGGGGACCGTGACAAAACCCAACCCAGCGCCGGACAACTCCAGCGCCAGATGTACATTAACCGGCGTTACCGTCTGCGAACCGATATAAAAACGGCTTGTTATCTTCATTTGTCTTTGTCCGTTTTGACAGCTGATCCGGCCGTACCGTTTGACGTCGTATCCGCTTTTGATTCAGACGGCGACGGGGCCAGCCAATCATCAATTTTTTTCCAGAATTTATCTGATGACGACATTTCAGTGTCTGGCGGTGTATTTTCCCCAGAAGATGCACCCGGCGTCGTAATACCTGGCGTTGTCTGCGAAACAACCCCGCCCAGTTTTGAAAATACGTTGGCCTCTTTTTTCTCCGGCACACTGCTGTACTCCCGCAGAGTGAACGACACGTTCCACGCCCGCAGTGAATCCGATTCCGGCGCGCTCAGACGCCCGGTGAATGTCGCCTGGCGCATGTTGATCGCCGTGGCGGTGAGATTAGAAACGCGGTAAACCGTCTGCTTTCCGCCCTCGTCCACCCCTTCCGCCAGTTCAAAAATACGCGTAAGAAATTCAACATTACGAAACGGGATCACGCCGCTGACGTTTAATTCCTTTGCTTTTATCCCGCCCTCACTTTTCTGCGTTCCCGACGTCTGGCCAGACTGATCTTTGTCTTTGAACGGCAAAACAGCCTCCACTTTCAGATTCAGCATTTTTACCGTTTCGCCGTTCAGCGTTAAAATTACTGGGTGTCTCGTGCTCATATGCAGCCCTTCAAAAACGACAGATCCGCGCCAGTGAACAGCACGACAGCAGTAAAAATAAAAGAATGGCCGGGCGGGCTACTGGATTCCAGCGCAGACGCCAGTGACGCACCGCCACCGCTTCCCTTCCAGGACCAGACCTGCGCGGCGGTTTCGTTCAGCTTGTCAAAGTCACCAGCCAGATCAGAAACAGCCTTTTCACGCAGCTTTACCAGTTCCGCCAATGTATCGACCGGCGCGCGGGTTTTATGTGCGGCCAGCATCGCCATTTCTGACAACAGCAGGCGGCGCGATTCACGGTGATTTTTTTCGATCAGGTCGCCAGACTCCGGCCACGCCGGATAGGTCAGCGCGCCGGGGCGTTGCATTTTCTGGGATTCCTTGCCAGCGTGAGCGCGGGCGGTGTTCAGTGCCTGCGTAAATCCGGGGGCGGGCAAGGTGTCACAGACTTTTGTCAGCTTGCTAATGAAGTCCCCAATCTGACCAGCGCAAACAAGTAAACAAACGGCGTCACCGCCTGCGCCCATTCTCAGATCTGCACCATCGCGCAATTTTTCGGCCAGCCGTTTGACGGCGTTCGGCGGGCTAAGATAAGTGCCGCTTTCTTCCTCCTTACCCGCGCCAAACGTCCAGTTATGAACGGCGATTTGCTGCCCGTTCGTTGTCAGTTTATCCAGTTCGACGCGCAGATCGGCAACCTGATCCGCCTGCCCCGCCAATTCTGGCTGCGGCCACTGCGCCCGCGATTCCAGCGCGCGCAATGCGTTAATGCCAGGGGATGACAGCGACGACAACGCACCGTTTAACGTGTCATGCGGCGTTTTCACTTCATCCGGCAGTTTTAACTGTCCATTACTCCACGCCATGAATAACCCCGCTCCCATTCGCTGGAAACCAGCGCGTGTAACTGGCCGGGCGAATAACGCCAGGCATCCCGTAACTGCATAAATTCGGCACAAAACTCGCTACAAAACCACTTTTCAGGATTCCCACGGCAAAACAGCAAAAAGCCGATAACCCCGGCGATGTCGTATTTTTTCCCCGCGTACAGGCGGTAAAAACTGGCGATTTCCTGCGGGCTGGCGCTGATTTCGATCAAGTCCCATTTGTCAGAGGGTAAAGGCATTGTTTTAGCCCTGACCCCGCCATCACGGAACGATGACGAATAGCAGGTAAAATCCGTGCCGACGTCGTAGCACTGCGGCCCCACGGCGATTTCACAATGTGAATACGGACTGCGGGTAACAAGGCGTGTCACCCAGTCCGCCAGGCTGGCTAGTCCGTTGTGATCGCTGCGGCCACGATAAAACGCAATAAACACCGCGTTCATGGTTGCCACCCCAGGGACCAGTCGTAAGCCTCAACGGCGGCAATATCGCCCAGGGCATCCACTGCCGCAATATGCGCCTGCGCAACGGCAAACAAACGCATATCGTGTTCAATGGTCACAAACTCAAACTGTGCGGCGATTGCGTTGGTCAGTTCAATCAGCCCGTTATTTTTGGTTTGCCACATCAGACCGGGCGGAACCGCGCCCGCCTGTCCCATTTTTGCCAGCGTCATCTGCTGAATGCGGCTGTTAGCGTCGCTATGGAAGCGATTCCCGTCGATCACGATGTAATCGGCGGTGACGGCGTCCCTATGTGCTTTTATATCCTGTTCAACCTGCGCTTTAATCTGCTTCAGCGCGGCGGCAAATGCTGCCGCGTCATAAATCCATTTATCACCGTCCAGGCGATAATATTCGCCCGGTGGCGGCGTTGTTACGAGCTTTCCAGCAGCGGGATTTACCCAGCAATCACGATCGCGGTAACGCCACTGCACATCCGTTAATTGCATGACCGTTTCAGGCAGAACAATGTCAAACTGATCGGTGTCCAGCCATGCTAGGACCTTCATTGATTCAGAATCAAAATATACATATTTCATTGATCACCATGACAATTTAACAAAACCCGGCGACCCATTGCCGCCCGGGAAACAGTTCGCACCAGAAGTCCCATAAGCACCAGCCGACCCGCCCGCACCGTATCCGGTGCCATTGTGACTACCACCGATAACCCCGCAACCACCATCGCCATATACTGACGACGCTCCATTATTGCCCGCAGTGGCTTTTGTAGTACCAGTACCGCCAGTAGTACCACCATAACCACCAGAACCACCGGGTGACGACACTCCCGAAAATGAAGACGCGCCGCCAGCAGTCCCCGAATTACCCTTGGTCATATTGCCTGCTGATGACGTGACTACGGTTCCCCCTACCCCCCCACCTCCGACAACGACAGAAAGGACCGCGCCAGGTGTGACGGTGACAATTGTCGTCACCGGTTTTGACGCACCACCCCCACCACCAGAATATGCACCACCGCCACCGCCACCGCCGCCACCGCCGAGCACCTCTACCGACATTTTTTTTACACCGGCAGGGACAGTAAATGACCCATTCGCGGTGTACATTGCGTACTTATTTAAGTAGCGCGCATCAGCATTTGTTACGGTGATAAAGTCCGGCGCGCCGGTAATATCCGACCAGGGGTGCTTATGGCTTGCGGCAGCTGCATTTACGTCGCTGTACGTCAGCGTGATGTCCGCTGACAACGCCTTATTGTTAACCTTGCGCGTTGTCGGAACGGCGTTTACATCGCTGTACGTCAGCGTGATGTCTGCTGACAGCGCCTTATTGTTCACCTTGCGCGTTGTCGGCACAGCGTTTACATCGCTGTACGTCAGCGTGATGTCTGCTGACAGCGCCTTATTGTTCACCTTGCGCGTTGTCGGCACAGCGTTTACGTCGCTGTACGTCAGCGTGATGTCCGCTGACAGCGGCTTATCGTTCACTTTGCGCGTTGTCGGCACGGCGTTTACATCGCTGTATGTCAGCGTAATGTCTGCTGACAGTGCCTTATTGTTCACCTTGCGCGTATCCTGCACCGCGTGAACAATGCGCGAATCATCCCCGGCAGCTACCGTCCCCGCCGCCGTTCCCACGTTACGGGTTGCAGAATTCCCCAGTTTTAAATTTTCGCGGGATTTCACTACATCATCCAGATCGGACAGATTTAGCGACCGGCGTAAATAGCGCTTATCCAGATCGTCACTGTTACGCACTGGCCGTAAATCAGTGACCGCCCCGTCTGCGGCAATTTCAGCGATTTTGAATACGTAGTGGGTTTTCCCCGCAGCGTCCGAATATTCAGCCAGATCGCCCGACGTAATAACGCAGATATCAGTGACCGGCACGCAGGCAGTCATGACAGACCCCTGCCAGACAGTATCCAGCCAGACGGCGGCGGGTTTAGTCCCGATCGCGACATCCTGCGCGGCTTCGTTCGCCAATCGCAAACCGGCCACATAACCCAACCCAGGCTGGCAGTTATATTTCACCCCGCTACGTTGAACCAGCCACCCATCATCAAAAAACAGCGCACTGCCGTAATGATCGATATTCAGTAAACGCTGATAATCATCAATACCCGTCAGACGGGCGGTAAAATCGATCTGCCACGTTTCGGCAGGTGTATTAATCCCTGTCTTGTCTGCAGCACCGTTAAATTCAATCAAAAACGAGCGGGTAAACGCGTTTCCCTGTTCCGTCGCCGTCGTTTTCACCTTTTCCAGCGCCGGGACCGTTGTCACCATCGCTAAAAGGCCCGTTTTTTTGCAAATCAGTCCGATCCAGTTAAACGAAAAATTGCCGACGTTTGTTCCCAGGGTAAACGAGTACGCAACCGTGTTTTTATTAACCACGCCCGCAGCGTTGACGGATTCGCGGTAAACAATTTGCGCGGCATCCGGCAGACCGGCGTCACGGTTTATCACCGCATCCGGATCAAGGCCGGGCACATTAGCCAAAACAAATTCATCCAGCGAAATGTCGCCCGGCGTCAGCAGATCAGCGGCTTGCCATTGCTCAAACGCCGTCGTGATAATTGTTGCCATTGTTATTTATTCCCTGATAAGTGACGCGGCGTGACACACATAGTCATTGTGTACGCTGCCCGCCTGAATATTGATCGGCGTGGATGTTAACGACTGGAAGCGATAGCGGCGGCAGGTGCGCCCGTACTGCCGGACAATTTCACGCAGCAAATCACCGTGTTCAGAGATCTGCCTGTCGGTCAAATCCAACAAAATGACGTCCCAGTCAATACCGTCTACACGCTCATTTATCCCGACAAAACCTATTTCCAGCCGTTCAAATATCCGGGCAAAACCCGCCGTGCTGCCTGCATCCTGCGCATTAATGAACGCGTAATCCACGCGGCGGCGGAACAGATCCAGCGGCTCCGCGTTTAAGCGGGTGACGTCACGCTGCCAAGCCAGCAAAAAGAGGATCGTTTCGTTACAGGTCAGCGCATCAAACTGCTGCAACGGCCAGCGCAGCCACGCGTCAAGCCAAAGCCAGAAACGTTTGCACGCTGCCGCCAGCTTTTGCGGTTCGCCTTTGTTCATCCAACAGGGCAATTTAATGTTCATCATGCGCTGCCCCATTTCACGCTCAATGACCGCAAGCGCGGAATATTCAGTTCACTGACGATGTCATCAAGAGAAAATTCAACAGACGACAGGGCGGGAAACGCCTCGTGAATTTCTTCACCCAACTTAGAAAAGCCAAACCGCGACCAGGGCCACGTTTTGGTAACGTCATACGCTGAATTCTCACGAAACGCGCAGCGCACCATGTTTTCAACGACCCCCGGCAGATCAGCACGTTCAGCATCGGTAATCATCGCGTTATCCGGGGTGTGAAGCGTCACTTCCAGTTCATGAAAGGTTTCCGGCATAGGGAAACATTGCATATCGTCGCCGTGTCCGTGGTTTCCCTGCCCCATCACGTAATCATTTACGGCTGCAATAAACGGATCACTGATCACACCTGCATCCAGCAATAAATACGCGTTAGCTGTTCCCGGTCCGCGCGGGGCGTCATGTAAGAAGAAAATGCGATCGGTACTCAATCCGGCCACACTGGCGATCGCAGAGCGGTACACGGCGTCAATGTGATAGTTACCCACGACGTTAAACTGGTTACGGATACGCGGGCGAAATTCGTCGTCAGACTCACGATCAGCGCCTGGCTTCGTCAGCCAGTCATCGCCGGTCGTCACTTCCGCAACTCCTGCCACTGCGACGGGTAAAACATGGTAATAACCGGGCGCAAGGTTCCAGGCACTGCCCGCAGTGTCAGCCGTACAGGCGATCGATAGCTGCGCAATACCTGCGGGGATCATCGTCGTCGCATCCACAATCAGGCGATAAACTTCACCGTTAACGCGTTCGGTCTGAATGACAGTGCCTGCGGGAATTGTCACATTTTCATCGGCACTGGTTTTAATAAACGTCACCGCGCCCTGGGCGCACGTCGCCGCCTTACGTTCCAGACGGACCGCCCACGCCAGCAGGTCAAGCCACGTCCCAATCGCTGTAGCAACAAAAAGGTTAGTCAGAACCACATCTGCCAGCACGTCACGCAGCCACAGCACCGGTTTAGTGACAATGGCGGAAATCAGACGCCAGAACGGCGACATTAACGACGTGTTAGTGACCAGCCCTTCGTCGTCGGCGACAGCCTGAAACTTCGCCTGAATTTCCTTTTCCGTACCCGGCAGGCCCGCGTCATCCAACAGGGCGCGGTAATCGGGTTTAGGTGCATCACTCATAAACAACCTCAACAGGATCAATCAGTCCGAATTCATACGTTTCTGCCGTCACAATGACGCGGCCTGCCGCTTCCTCATACACGCGCACCGTTCCGGGGATTAGGCGGTTATCCGTTTCCACCATCAGAATAATTTGCAGATAAACATCATTGCGCATGACAGCGGAACGCTGGCCGATAAGGTGCGTTGCCAGATTGCTTTCAATGATGGCGTGTTTAATGTCCTGACCAATGCTGACGCGGTTGTCACATAGCGTTGGTTCACGTCCGGTATTCAAAAGAAAATCACCGTTAACAATTTTCAGATCGATATACAGTTGTTCAGTCATCCCGCCGACATCTCCGCCATTTCCGCTATTTGCTGGGCGTCCTGCGCCTGCTGCACATACACATTGACGTTACCCACGCTGCGGCTGTTATTTATATTGGTCGTGCTTTTTGTTGTTTTGCTGCTGACGTTGGCTACACCCGGATCAAGCACCCCGCCGCGTAATACGGCTGGGCTGGAAGGTGGCGCAGGCGGCTGCGCGCCAGGGACAACAAACGCAGAGGCAACACCCGACACTGGCGCAACCAGGAGCGACGCGCCCCCCGGAATAGCGGCGGCAACTGACGCCGCCTGCGCAGCCGTTCCCGTCTGGCCCGGCGCTGCGGTTCCTTTTAACTCAATGTTGACGCCGGGCAGTTTGTTTAACTGCTCAACAATGCCGTTATAGACGCCGAAAAATTGCTGGGCGATTGAATCCCACAAACCGGAAAACAACTGGCCGACCGACTCAACGCCCGACCTGAAAGCATCAGCAAATGAAAATTCAGAGAAAGCGGCGCAGACGCTGTTCCAGCCCGCGACCACATCCGGCCAGACCTTAACCAGCCAACTGACAGCACTGATCAGCAGATTGATCGGAAACAGAATGGCGTCGAAAGCTGCAGCAACGACAGAACCGGCCATGCTGCCAGCGTCAGAAAAAGAGGACAGTTCATTTTCGGTATACTGAATCGGTGTCAGCAGGTCGCCAAACCAGCCGCAAAGACTTTTCAGGCCATTCCACAACCAACTAACCACGAAACAGACAGCAGAAAATACCGGCCCCAACGCGGCGATCACACCTTGCAACACCTGCGACTTTTGCGCCGCCTGCATGAAGCCAGTGATAAAACCGCTGAAAAATGCCTTGATCGGATTCCAGAACTTAACGACAGCGACAACAACCGCACCGATCGCCAGCGCAATAAGCGCAATCAGCCCCCAGATCGGGGCAGTGACTGCGGCCAGACTCCCGCCAAATGACATCAACGCAAGGCGCGCAGCAAATAAGGTGTTACGGAAAAACCGCAACGCCCCCGAAAAATTAAGAATTGCACCAGCACCACGCGCCAGAAGTTTAAACAGCGGGGTGATCCCGGTGAAAATCCCCGCCAGCCGGATTCCGGCCCCAGCCAACTTTAAACCGCCCAGCATGACCGTAAATGCGGCCCCGGCTGCGGTGGCGCTGATAATTGCTGCCGTAACAATCCCGATCCAGCGCGTAATGTTCGGGAATTTATTCAGCCAGACGACAGCCGACTGGGCGACCTTTGTCATTTTTATCAGTAGCGGTTCCAGAACCGGCAACAACGCAGACCCCACAGCAATTTTTACCGCCGTAATACCTGCGGCGGCGCGCTCCCACGGATCGGCAACCGTGGCGGCGGCGCGTTTTACGTCGTCCAGCCCGTCGATCGCGTCGATCTCGCTGATACTGCGTTTCAGCCCGTCCGTATCGCTGATCAGCAACTTGATCAGGGAAACCGCTTCATCACTGCCAAACGCTTTTTTCAGCAGGTCAGAATCCGCCACTTTGCTGATATTCCCGAACCGCTTATGCAGCATGTCGAGAATTGCAGGCATTGACTTCATTTGCCCGGTGGCATCGGTAAACGACATTTTCAGCGTTTTCTGGGCGTTCCCTACCCCCGCCAGAAACGCCTTATATTTTGTCCCGGCTTCACTGCCTGACATTGTTGACTGCAACTGACCCAGGATCGCGAATTGTTCCGCACTGCTGCGGCCTGCTGTTTGCGCAGCGGCCCCCAGTGACGTAAACGCCTGCGACATTGATTCACCGTCAGATTTAAACAGGTTGGCCGCATAGGCGGTTTGCCCGCCGATTTTCTCAGCCCATTTAATTTTGCCCATGCCGTCAGCAGTCTGTTTAAAGATGCCGTACATGGTCCCCATATAGTTTGTGATCGTCTGCGTATCGGCCTTTGTCGCCTTTGCAACAACCGCTGACGTGGTTGTGAATCCGGTCAATTCATCAGCAGACAATCCAGAAATTGCGGACTGAATATCGTAAGACGCGCTGACGATCTCCGCCGCGCTGCCGCCGTACTGCATACTGAATTGAAGCGCCGCGTTTTTAAGCTGCTTTAATCCCGTTTCGGTTACGTCCAGCGCCTTTACAGAGTCCAGCGCGCGGCGCATTTCGATCGCCGGTTCCAGCCCGCCTTTTAATGCCTGGCCTGCGGCCCACATTGCCGCCGTTCCCATTGCAACCTGCTGCGCGCCGCTTTTTGCCGTCTGGCCCAGTGCGCTGACCTGCTGACGAATACCGCGCAGTGGGGCGCTTGCGCGGTCAATCAGAGAAATAATATAAGTCAGCGATTCACTAGCCATAATTTATCCAAATAATTTAGCGACGCCATTCGCAACGCCAATACTGAAATTTTCCCAGTAATGGTTATCAAGCCAGACAGCGCGGGCTAATGTCTGCTCTGAATCATCACCATCAGGCAGATAATAACGGCGCAGGGTTAGCATTTGTTCCAGCCCGTTATTTTCAATAGCCCGCACGCGGGCAGTTATTTTTTTACAACAATATCCAGTTCCGGCGCGTACTGTTTATTAACAGCCGCCGCGATCTGAATGGCTGCACCTGGCTTTTTCAGGATGCCGTTTAATGCGTCCTTACTTTCGCGGGAAACAATGGCGCGCACATATTCAACTGATGGCGTAACTTTGTTATCCATTGCCATTTCATTGATAAAAGAGTTATAGGCGACTTCGTTCGGTTCGAAAACAACATCCACACCGGAAATAGTCAGCGTAATAGATTCATCCATTTTTATTTATCCAGAATAAAGAAGTTAATATTTTAAAGCGTTTAAATGGTTATTTAACGCCGTTGTGTTCCAGACTGAAATGATTTCCGTCTGGTTTACTGAAACGACCGCCCCACGTCCCGCCGAGCGATTCCCAATACTCCCCAAGCGGCAAGTAATCACGACTGTCTGTCTTATATTCGCCTTTGATAAACAGATTAAAATCGACGGCCAGTCGCTGCGTATGCAAACTGTTTTTAATGCCGCTGCCTTTTTTGGCATTCAGTGCCGCCTGTTCCGGCGTGCGGTACGCTTCACCAAATGTCAGCCAAAAGCCATTCGCGTTGGCGTACTGGATTAATAAAGCGATCATTGATGTAAATCGCTGCTGCTTTTCACTCAGTGTCATTTGTCTTGCTCCCGTTCCTGGACTGCGCACGATTACGCAGCCATAGTTCAACCGCCTGATAGCCCGCAATACCGAAAGCAGCCCCCAGACCGTTTATTGCAACGGGGTGTAAATCAGGGAACTGAATCAATGCAACACCGGCCACCATCGACACCGCAGCGCCTAAAATTACGCGTCCAATAATTAAACGCAGTGTGATCGGTTCAGCGGTATTCAACACCTTACCCAATGCAATTAATGCGCCAATCCCCGCCAAAGTGAGAATGCTTTTTTCATGCGGTGTTAACATATAATTACCCGATTAAATCGCGGGTATCTTCATCTGACAGATAAGGAATACCATTAATTTTGATAAATTCAGGCGCAGTCACTTTATATTTAATTTTATAAACTGATTTTTCGCCGCCTGCGGTGTCCACGTCCAGCAAACTGTCAATTGCCAGCTTACATCCAAAAGCCTCGACTTTAATTTTTTCGCTGCCCGCCTTTGCATAAAATAAAATGTCTTCCGGTTCAATTCCGCGATAACTGCCAGCCGATGCCGCCGCATCATGGATACGTAAAAAGTTTTTGGTATCCAGTTCCATGTCACCTTCGGCGCTGACGTCGCCGTCAACATAACCATCAGGAATGCCGCGCGTTTTCGCTACGTCAGAGTTATCAGTAATAGTCAGTGTAATTTTATTTACATGAATCGTGGTATTGAATAACGTAATATCAAACGCCATTCCCGAAATGCGTTTAGAACCTGACATAATCAAGCCTCATTCTGTACAGACAGATCAACCATAATATTTACGCCAATAACCAGCGGGCATTCAGTCGGGCGCGCCTGTACGTAAATATTTACATGCGTTGAATCAATCCATGTAATAACAATATCACCCTCTTTTGGTGAATAGACTTCACCGGGGAATGACACGCCGTTAATAGTGGTACTTTTCGCCATCGTGCGCAGCGGTTTAGCAAACTGCATTTGATGATATTCAACGCTGGACGGCGTGGAATTTAACGAGCGGTTACCAATATTGCGGATTGCAAGCAAACGCACCTGGCGCGCGACTTTATCAACAATGCGCAGAATGCGGATTGACTGATAATCGCTGCCTTTAGCAGCCAGCAGCGGGCCATCATTCCAGTAAATGCCCTCAAAATCCGCATACGTGACCGGAACAGAATAACGCGCAGCGTCCAGCGCCTGCACAATATCCGCTGTTACCGTCTCTCCGTTTTTGTCTTTAGTTGCGTTGCCAACAGACACGAGCGATCCAGTTAAAACGCGCGCGGGAGTATCTGCAATTGTCACCAGCCGATTACATAAACGTCCAGCAATTACACCTGGCAAATTCTCATAAAGACGGGGAACCAGCATAACGCCATCAGCAACTAACCCCGTTTGCCATTGCGTTAAAGCGGCGGAATATTGTTGCCATGTCATGTCACCGCCAACAGGATTTTTAACGGGTAAAATAAACCATGTCCAACGACCGTATGTCGCGATTAATTCCTGGCGGAGAGCGGCAGCTTCTTTGGCGCTTTTAGTTAGAGAAAAACCGGACTCTTCTTCATTCCAGTCAGCAAAATCCTCTAACAATACAACGCCCTCAAAACTTCCGTATTTTTGGCATTTTTTAACAGCATCCTGCCACTTTTCGTCAGAATCCATAAAATAAACCGATGCCGACCAATTTTGCCCCGCATTCATCATGGCGGCGCGAATATCGTCACCCGCTGAACTTGTAATTTTGTCTAAATCAGTTTGAGTATTTAGCGTGTAAAAACCTGGGGTGTAATTTTCAAGCGGCGCATAGCTGACGAACAATAAATGCCGCTCTATTTCATTTACAGTGCCTTGCGCCAAATCAATTTGATTAACCTGAACTTGTGGAAAAGTCATTTTTTTCTCACCTTTTTTAATTCCTGCGCTAATATTCGCGCGTTATGTTTTGAGCGGGTATCCAGCCAGGGGCGCGGCGGCGCGGGGATGTCCCATTCTTTTTTCGCGGCTTCTTCTTTCAGAATGCGAATGATTAGCCCCGCCTGACCCTGCTTAATGTTCTGCGTAATCCATTTAATTGACGGCGTTTTTTTCTTTTTGCCCTGTTTAACCGTGTAACCAAGCTGGCGCAGCTTTACCGCCTGACCACGCGTGACCGGCGCATCATATGCAGGCTGGCCGCGCTGGCGCTTGAGCTGCGCAGCCGTCACATGCTCCGGCTTACCGTAGTGATGGCGCGCTGCCATATCGCTATGAACAGGGTTTTTCCAGTGCAACTTCACATCGTCAGAAGTCGGCGTAATACTCATTAGCGCAGGAATGCGGCGCATCATTTTTTTACTGCCACGCTGGCGCTTTTCCCATCCGCGCCCGTCCGGCGTTCGCTGCGCCCTGGCTTTCTGTTGCGCTTCCCGCTTAATCCGCCTGGCGGCATTCTGCAAAACCTGCCGCCTTTTTGCCGGTGGCAGTTCCAGCGCCGCAAGCCTGATTAATGCTTCACGCTGGCCGCGCAGATCGGTTCTAATCACCGGCCACCCCAACAGACAGATCGTAATGTTCTGCCGTCCAGATCTCCGGCTCAGACAATGACCAGCGCCTGCCGTCCCACTCAATAACCCCCTGCGCATCTTCGCGAACACACAGCGGGCAACTGAATTTAATCGTGATTTCCACGTCGGCGATTTCCTCCGCCGACTCAGCAATCACCAGTGACGGATCGGGCAATTCCAGTTCATCCCGGCGCGTGTCACAATCTGCCAGCCAGCCAGTAATCAGGCAGAACAGCAGCGCAGGCGGATAAACACGGAACGGGTAATTTTCGAATGACAGCACCGCGTCAAACTGTAATTGCGCCATTTCGCTATACAGCCCCATATCGCGCGGGGCATAAACCAGCGACGCGTTTTCCATCCATGAATCAAGGCAGGCTGACACCTTCGGCGGCAACTTGCCGATCAGATATTCAGTCAACGCATTAAGCTGCGTGCGTGTCGGCGTCATAACAGCCTCACCGTGGCGCGGGCATAGCCCATAATCTGGCGGATAACCTGCGCAGCTTCACCGCGTAAGCCGTCCGCCGTTTCCTGCGATTCCGCGCCGGGGTGCGTTTCACGACGTCCCACGGTGGCAAATTCCGGCATTAAATCGGCTTTCGCCCTGGCAAAAACAGCCTTTTTGTAAGACTCAGTCAGCGCGTTAGCCCCTTCACACGACGGCCCCGGAACATCTGCCGCAGAGGAATACCCCTTGCCGTGTTGAATATCGGTCCAGGTATCCAGATCACGGTTTACGCTGTCAATTGCCGCAAGTAGCGCCGCGATAACCGTCGCATTGGCGATACTGGCGGGGATCTGGCGGCGTTCCTCAAATTCTCCGGCGTTAATATCCGGCCAGAACCCCACGTTTTTGATCACGCGGTCCTGGTAATTCGCCGTTTTGCCGGAAAACATTAAACCCCCTCAGTTTCAGAAGTCGCGGGCTGACCGGCGTCCACGGCGTGATCGGCGATTTCTTCGCCTACACCCTCAGCCGCGCCCGCGCCGCGTTGCGGAGTCGTTTCAAGTTTGCGCAGACGTGCCGCGATACGTTCACGCAGAGATTTAACCCCCGCGTTTTTGTAAAGCGTGCCTGCCGCGTCCAGGCATAAATCGGCCTGACGCAATGCTGCCGGATCATCCAGATTTGCGGGATTAACGCGCCCATCAGCACCGCGCAGGATCAGGAAACCGGCCAGTTTGTAATATTTCGCCGTCAACTGTTCGTTGAGCTTCCAGCACTCAGTCACATTCTTAAAAGTTTGAGAGAAAAACGGCTCAATACTACGCCCCGCTTCAAACTCACTTTCTGACCAGTCCAGCACTTCATCAGCCACCGTTCCGGCCAGATTGTTACGGAAACCTTCCGGTGACTCCTGACCCTGTTCAATCGCGATATCAGCCCAATTCAGCGCTTGTTCAAACTTTCTGACGTCCATCAGCCAGACAATGCACCAGACGAAAACCGGATTTTGATAGATGTCGCCCGCTTCCAGGTACTTTTCAGCCCACGGCAACCAGCGCGGCAGCATAACGTCACGCTTCATTTGAAAGCGTTCTGCGTTGCTATGCAGATCGCGCAGCGTCCCGACATCCTGACGTAACTGCAAAAGCTGCACATACAAACTACTGTCATCCAGACCAACCGCGCGGGGCGCGGCTTCGCCGGTCATAACCTGACGGGCACGGATACTTTCAACATGACGTTGAAAAGGCGTTAACGGCATAGCTGACCCTTACTTAATAGTTACCGCAGCTTCATCGATCGCGGCGTACAGCGCGGGAATTTCCAGCGCATAGCCCTGCATACGCCACCAGGATGACTCGAACGCCTTACGGTCACCGACGTGCTTCGCCTCACGGCGCTGCGTGCCGGTTTGCGTATAGCAATGCAGGTTTTTAGGGATAGTCACGGCAATGCGTTTGCCCGGGAAAAACGGTGGCGTGACATGACGGCGACCGGCGATTGATTTCAACATCGGCGTAAAGGCGGCTTTTTCGGTCGGCTTATCGGTCTGGTTTGCCATGCGCAGCTGTTCAGCGGCAATCAGATCAGAACCGGCCAGCACCGTTAATTGTGGGTGTTCACGGAATTGCGCTGGCAGCATCGCGATCACATCCAGCGCCGCAGCGTCCAGGGTTAAATAATCCCCGCCAGCGCCGATCGACACGGCTGCGGTGAGAACGTGAGAACCGTTGTCGTATTCCTTAGAAATCTGATGCCAGCCCTTGTTAACATCTTCGCCGTTCGGGTTCGCCACCGGATCGGTATTTTCGGCAAAACTTTTACCATTAAAGCCGATGCGCAGGATGTCCAGCGCGAAGGATTCGTTTGCAAACTCAGTGACGAGTTTAAAGAACTCACCAGGCGTCCCGGAATTCGCCCAGACAGCCAAAAGCGCCCACTTCAGGCGCGCGCAGGAATCCGTTTCGCGCAATTCGTATTCATTGCCATCAACGCCCAGATCGACGCCAAATCGCCCATCTTTTTTACGTCCAGTTAAAAGTTTAGAAACGCCAGCTTCAACAACCGCGCCTTTAATCTGGTTAACCGACAGCATAGAAATTTCTTTCAGAAATGCCGTTGAATCCAGCAACGCTTTACGCAGTTTAATTTCCTGCGGCTGGCTGATAGTGAACATATGTTTCGTGGTGGCGACGCTATACGCTTTCGCCAGCGTCACCGCGTACTGGTTAATAAGCTTTTCAGCTTCCGGGGTAAGAATCATTTATTTATTCCTGATAATTTTAATTAACACCCGGCTTTACACCAGATATTCCGGCACGCCCTGCGCAGGTTCGCCGTTCGGCTGTTCCGTCGCTTCACCAGACAGCGCAGTAAATTTTTGAAGTAGCTGATCAACCTTGCCATCAAGCGCGGTGAATTGCTCCACGGTCACGACTTGCGGCTGATCGCCTTCCAGACCGTTTTGATTATTTTCAATAACAGTCGTGTTTTGTTTTGCGCTGAATGATTTAATTTCATCTACGGCGGTCCCCATTTTTTCCACAGCGGTATTAAACACGCTCATTAATTGCGTGAATTGCTGTTCATTCATTTTGTCGTCTTCCTGGTTATTGTCTGGATCGCGCGCGCCCTGTTCAGGTGACTGCGGCAGACGCGAAAACAGGCGGGTTAAAAAAGATTCTTTGTCTGCAACTTCGGTCATCGGTTCGCCACTGCAAAAACTGATAACATTCGGCGCGCCGGAAAATTCGAGACGATCGGTCCCGGTACTGGCGGGCAAATCGGTAACGGCAATCCCCGCAAGGTAATGCTTTCCGGTACTGGCGAAATTTTCCAGAATTTCTACTGATGGAAATAGCTTTTGCTGATCATCACGGTTTAACGACATCATCCATTTATTAGGCAAGAAACGCGCATATAACTTAACTTTGCCGTTAACCGTTTCGCACTTAACACTATGAACAGTGCCGAGGTTGTACCATTTTTGATGGCGGTCAACGCTTGACGGCCAAATCATGGCCGTATACTCCGCCGCGTTATAAGTTTCCGCAGCTTCCGTCAGCCATTGTTCTTTTATTTCCCGCCCGTCTACAGTCGGGCCAGCAGTGGCAACACAAAACCACGCGGTGGGTGTTTGTTTCATAAGTTACCCTCATTTCGATAAAGTAAAGTAAAACACCCAGCCGTTTTATTTTCATGCCGTTAATTTCTGACTATTTCGGATATAAGCCGTTATCAGAATTAAAGCGAATATAGACCGGATACCCGACGTTTTTTAAATGCAAAAATCCCCTCATGAAATATTCAGACGAATTAAGGGGAATGGCGAAAGCCCTTTATTTAAAGGGACTCACCCCGAAAGAAATCGCCGCCCAGTTAAATCTGCCATCTGCGCGGATCATTTATCACTGGGCTGATGTGGGTGAATGGCGCGACCAGATGAAGGTCGTAAACATTGAAGACGCGATCGCGCGCCGCATTGCCCTGCTGACTGACCGGGAAAAGAAAACACCTGGAGAACTGGACGAACTGGACCGCCTGATCGGCCATCACGTCAAACTGCTGACATCCAGAAATAAGCACGCTGAAAGGATGGCGGAAATAGACGCTCGCGGACCCGGCAACACACCGCGCGCAGCCGCCGCAGATGACTGCGACAACCCACGTCAGAAGAAGCGGCGGGCAAACGACGTCAGCCACCTGACCGCAGCGGACTTTGAACACTTTATTTCTACCCTGTTCGGCTACCAGCAGCGACTGCATGAGAACTTAAGCCAGAAGATCCGCAATATCCTTAAAAGCCGTCAGATCGGCGCGACATACTATTTTGCATTTGAAGCGTTCGAAAACGCGACGCTGACCGGCGACCCTCAAATTTTCTTATCCGCCAGTAAGCGCCAGTCTGAGGTTTTCCGGTCATACATCGTCAATATCGCTTTGCAGGAATTCGGCGTTACGCTGAAAGGCAACCCGATCAAACTGAACACCGCGCACGGCATCGCAGAACTGCATTTTCTGGCGACCAACAGCAACACCGCGCAGTCGAATTCAGGTCACGTTTATATTGATGAATATTTCTGGATACCGAAATTTAATCGCCTTAATGACGTTGCGTCAGCGATGGCGACCCATGACAGATGGCGTTTAACGTACTTTTCCACACCGTCCGCTAAAACGCATGAGGCTTACCCGTTCTGGACCGGTGAAACATGGAAAGGCGGCAATAAAAAGCGCCGGGCGGCAGTCTTCCCGACGTTTGACGAAATGCGCGACGGCGGGCGACTTTGCCCGGATAAACAATGGCGGTACGTCATCACCCTGGAAGATGCGATCGCGGGCGGCTTCAATCTGGCCAACATTGACGACTTGCGCGATCGCTACAGTGAAACCGCTTTTGCCATGCTGTTTATGTGCCAGTTTGTGGACGACAAAAACAGCGTGTTCAGGTTTTCCGACGTGGTGCGCTGCGGTGTGGAAACCAGCAAATGGAAGGATTACCACCCCAACAGCGCGTGCCCGTATAACGGGGAAGTGTGGGGCGGGTTCGACCCGGCGCGAACCGGCGACAACGCAACGTTTGTCATTGTTGCCATTCCATCCACCCTGGCCGAAATGTTCCGCGTTCTGGAAAAGTACCACTGGCGCGGTTTGTCGTTTCAGTACATGGCGGACCAGATAGAAAAGCTGTTCAGGCAGTTCAATATGACGTTTATCGGCGTTGACGTGACCGGCATCGGCTACGGCGTGTTTGAACTGATCCAGAACTTCGCCCGCCGCCAGGCAGTGGCAATCCGCTACAACGTCGAAACAAAAACCCAGCTTGTACTGAAAATGATAGACGTCATCGAAAACCAGCGGATCGAATGGGACGCCCAGGAAAAGGACATTGCAGCGTCATTTATGAGCGTCAAAAAGGCGACCACGCAGAGCGGCGACAACCTGACGTTCATTGCAGACCGCAGCGCAGAGCACGGTCACGCCGATGTTTTCTTTGCAATCGCTCACGCGCTCTTTAATGAGCCGTTGAACTGGAAAAATAAACGTAAATCAACATGGGCCGTATAAATGGCAAAACGTAAAAAACAACAACCAGCCCCGGCCCTCGCGCCAGCTATTCAAAAACAGATGTCTTTTAGCGTGGAATTCGGCGACGCCGAGCGCGTGCCGTGCCTGGGTTCATATGATGGCGTAACAGATGAAGGAGACGGCTACTGGACGCCGCCCATTGACCGGGAAGCGCTGGCAAAATTGCCCGACATCGCAACGTACCACGGCGCATGTCTGGGGGCGCGCGCGAAAATGGTCGCGGCGGGTTTTCTTCGCGGCGGCGGTCTGACGCCTGAAACCGCCCTGGCGCTGGCCGTTAACTTCGTGACGTTCGGTGACGTGGCGCTGTTAAAGATCCGCAACGGCTTCGGGCAGGTCGTGCGCCTGTACCCGCTGCCGTCTGTTTATGTGCGGCGTTCCACTGACGGCAAAACAAAATTATTGTTACGCGACGGCGAATATAAAGAATATGCCGCAAAAGATATTATTTTTATCCGTCAGTACGATACGTTGCAGCAGATTTACGGAAAACCGGATTATTTAGGCGGCATCCAGTCGGCGATGTTAAATAGTGACGCGACCATGTTTCGCCGCAAATATTATCGTAATGGGGCGCATTTAGGTTATATCCTGTATGCCACCGATCCGGATTTATCACCAGAAATGGAAAAGGCCATTTCTGAAAAAATAGAACAGTCAAAAGGCGCGGGTAATTTCCGCAGTATGTTTATTAACATCCCCAACGGTAAACCAGACGGCGTTAAAATTATCCCTGTGGGTGATGTCGCAACAAAAGATGAATATGTGAATATCAAGCGCATATCCGCACAGGACCAGTTAACCGCCCATCGCTTCCCGCCTGGCCTTGCGGGCATTATTCCGGATAACGTGGGCGGACTGGGCGACCCGTTAAAAGTCCGTGCCGTATATCAATTAGATGAAGTCTGGCCCATGCAGGCGCTAATTGAGAATGCAATCAATAGTGATTCTGAAATTACCCGCGCAATGCAGGTGTTATTCAAAAAACCGAAAGCGATAGAGGATGAAAAATAATGGCTAAACGGTTAAAATATACCCCGCTCAAAAATAGATTAAGGGGAAACAAATTGCGCAGCCCGAAAATTATCTGTCCGGAATGCAACGGCAATTCAACGATCAAAAAGACCGTGCGGAAACATCCCCATCTATCAGATGTTTATTGCGCCTGTAATAACGTTGAGTGCGGTCATACTTTCGTCGTTAATATAACATTTTCTCACACATTAAGCCCCAGCGCGCTTTCATCTGACCGCGCTATCAAAACGCTGATCGATATGATGTCGCCAGAACAAAAACAAAAAACATTATACCTGTTGTTACCAAGCTAAAAAAAGGGCAGATTTGAACTGCCCATTATCTTATTCAGTCCCCTTTTCCATCTGCTGTGGCTTATCTGCAACTACAGAGGGTTTAGCCTTACGATCAAGGATATTTTTAACATAGTTTACATTATCAATCGAAGAATCAAGAAATTTAGAAAAAGCTTTAGAGTTTAACATTTCCATCCATGGTGTTGAGTGATCATCACCTTGGACAAATCTTAATGGGGCTTCCTCTAGACGGGTTAAAGCAGAATCAAACAACCGAGTAGCGAATGTTCCATCATCAAGTTGCGATGCTTCTTTTCTGTAACCCTCATATGCTTTTGCAACGGCAGACTTAAAGGCATAATCTTCTGCTAGCTTAAATCTTTGATTAATTTGCTTTGTAGACAACCACGCAAACCAAAGCGGCGCGCCGATACTAAATATGGATAGTATTAATTGCGTTGCAATCACTATTGCACTGGTATCTGGTTGCGCTAAAACATTGGATAATGCTTTTAACCTTTCATAACCAACAAACCCACCGGCAATTAATGCCGCAGATAATCCTGCTACCCATAAACGAATGCTACAGTTTAACTTATTCGCTTTGATCTCAAAAGCTCCCGCTAACCCTTTTGAAGTCGAAGCACGAATAGCTTCCTCACATTTCGAAAGATAATTTTCTGCGATCTCTTTTTTTGCATTTAACTCTTCTTTTATCTTTTCCCCTTCGTTTAGACAAACATCCATTAAGACATTCGAATGAGATGCTTCTTCTTTTGCCTTTAAAATGTACTCTTTTATTTCCGTTAATTCTGCCTTGTATTTATTTAACTCTTCCATATATACCGGTAGATTATCAGCTGCGGCATATGCATCGTTAATCAATTTAATTTTACCTTCCAGTGTTTCAATTTCTGGAGTAGCTTGTCTTACTCTTGCATCCATACTCCGTATTTTACGTGCTAATTTCTGAGGTACGGCATCCGTATCCTGGAGTCGGTCGAAGGAAATCAAAGAATCTAAAAATGAAGATATATATGTCATGGTCATTAAAAATGAAGGAATCGCTTGTACACCATTTCCATTATAAAAGCTAGGAGCAAGGTCAGAATGTACCTTTGTTACGACTTTTCTTACATAGTCGAGTTCATCTAGTTCGAAATCAGTTAATTTAAGCATCTCTAATTTTTTTGACTTCTCGATCATTCTTTCAATATAGTCAGAAAAGTCTTTTGGCAACATTACAGGATGACCGATGCCAAATGCTTCTATAAGCCATTTATTTTTATGCCCATATGATTTTTCAGACTCATCAAAATAATCTTTTAATTTATCTAGAGCATTTATAAATTCATTTAACTCAGCGTACATATTTTACCTCAAGCCATTTTATATTTTATACTTGCAGAACAAATATAAGCCTAAATTAATAATATACCTTCCATTGCTGACAATAATAAACCATGCATCAATTCCGCTGATATTACCAAATCTGCTTGAGTAAATCGCCTATAACTTCTCTCCTAAAATAACATTAACATTCATACGGTTACCACAGCCCGCCAGCGCGCCATCAGTTCCACAGTTTGTTTTTTCGCCAGCACACGCCGCCACGGCTGGAACGTGTCAATCAGGATCAGTTCGCCGGTGTTCATGTTAGCCCGGTAAACGTTGTCAATAACTGTCGCCTGTCCGCCTTGCGCCAGTGCCAGCGATTGCGCGCGGCCCAGCGGTATTTTGCGCAATTTCGCCCACTCCATGACGCGCGCGGCCAGTTCTGCCGCTGCAGCCGTGACCGGTTTTTCAGTCTCGCGAATGACCGCCGCCGCACGTAAATAATTTTCTGCGCGCAGCTGGTCCGCGCCCGAACAGTCCGCCGTCGCTAATTGATTCGCCAGCGCTTCGAACTCGTCAGCAGCCGATTGTTTACGCTGTTTTTTGTGCGTCAGACACTCAGCGCGCAGGCGTTTGCGTTGTTCCCGTGTCAATTTGCCGATCAGAACCTGTTCGGGATCTCCCGGTGGCGGCGCACCGCTGTTTTTCTCTCCCAAAAAGTCCGCTTCACTGTTTATATTTTGTTCATCTTTTGCTGTTTTTTCATGCTCCGTACAGTTATTGACACAAGTCCTAGCGGGCGCAGACGCGCCCTTAAGGTCAAAAGATGAACAGCCATCACCGGGGCGCTCCGCGCTCTCCGGCGATTTTTTAACAATGCGAAAATCCCGCAACCTGGTTATTACCGGCGGGATATTAATCAGCGGCATAAATACACCGCGGATAACCGTCAGATATTCGCCCCAGCTGTTAGGCTCCGGTTTATCCTGATAAAACGTGCGCAACGGTAAATCCGCGCGTTTTGCCAGCGGTCCGCCCATGAGATTAACAAACCCGCCCCAATCCCCCGCGTCCGCTGCGGCGTGGATCTCGGCAAACAGCGGATTAATCTGATCAGCGGCCTGTTGATTCCCCAGCCTCCGCAGTTCGCGGTACACCGACACCGGCACACCGCCCAAAAACTGGAACTGCCTGATCCCCCACGTAGACGCCCACGCGGTCGCATGTTGCGCCGTGTCTTTCAGTGGACGTCCGCTTTCGTCGTCGCGCTCATTATCCAGCGCGTAACCGTCGATATTTTTAGAGACGTATTTGACGATATAGCCCGTAGCGGTTCCCCGCTCGGGATCAATCGGTTTGAAATCGAAACGCGGCTGTATGCCGTGTTTCGTCGTTAATTCGTCGGCGTCCTCAGCTGTTGCGTAACGCTGCATGACGTCGCGTAGCGCCTCCTGATGCTCCGGCAGAGTGAATAACAGGCCGTGCCAGTGCGGCGTTGCGTCGTGATGCGCCTCGGCTACACGTAAGCCAAAAGCGCCGATTTCCTGGCGCGCCAGCTCGGCGCGGATACGCTGCCAAATGGTATTCAGGTATTTTTGAGACTCGCGCGGGCTAGCGCCTTGCCACTTAGGATTACGATGACCAAACGCGGTAAACGCGTGATATTTTGACGGCGCGGTAATAGTAAAAAAGCTGCCGACAAATCCCTGCTCATTGGCTACTCGCTCAAAACCGCCGATTCGCGTCATAAGCTCGGTGCGGCGTATCGCTGGATTGGACGCGCTTTTTTCTATCTGCTCCAGCAGTGAAAAACGCTCGCCTGATTCAACGTCTTCTATTTCCAGTCTTGACATGATGTCGCGATTACGCTCGCGTCGCTCCCGCCACGCATTCACGCGTTCTTTACTACAATAGGTTGACACGCTGCGGCGCACGTCGCCCAGGGAGATCCGCAAATGCTCCCGCCAGCGCACGGCGTAACGCAGTAAATTGCGGTTCCAGTAGCGCGCGTCGATCATTTTGCTGATCGCTGCCGCCAGCTCGTCGGGCAACAAGCGTTTTTTGTTTGCCCTTGCCGCCGTGACGTGAAAAACGTTAGCCAACGTTTTCAATTCAGCGTAAAACCGCCGGCCAGTTTCGATTTCGTCCAGGTGTTCACAATCTGCGGCAATTTCTGCCAGTGTGGCGTTTGCGTAAATTGCGACGTCCTGCGCCAGTAATTCAACATCCTCCGGCGAATAATCAGGCAGTGTGTCGAAACGACGGATCAGATCGGTGAGTTGTTCAAAATTGTGATAGAGCGGCTCAAGGCCAACAAACGGCGTTTCATAAACCCGCCCAGCATTGCGGGGCGGGCTTATGGAATACTGCTGCATAACGGCGGAAATGTGGATTAATTCGCGGCTGGCGATATCTCGCAGCGCCAGCGCCGCGACGTGTCGCCCCTGCTTTTCGTGAGAACGTTCAACGCGCGCCATCATGCGGCGGCGGATGAATGTCGGATATGGCTGAAAAGTGGATTTTACACGCTGCCAGAATTCGTATTCTGCGGCGAACTCCTGCGGATCATGTTTCGGCGTCCGGTCAACGCTAATTGCTGCGCGCGGGGCGTTCCACGCGTATGGATACAGTGTAGTGTCTGCGCCGCTCCCCAGGAACGGGGGCGGCGGTGTTGGGGCGTAGCGTCCGCGCGTCAATTGATAGACGCCAGCCACAGAGCAGCGAATGGATCGATTTCGTTGTAATAGGCGGTCATAAATCCGCCTCTTCAATCATGCGGTAAGCGATCGCGTAAAATACGGGCGAATGAGGGTGCGCGGTAAAAAGCTCTTCAAGAAAGTCAGGGTAAATACTCAGTTTAAGCAGATCACCTCTTGTCAGACCCCAATTAATAAGCACATAGCTATACACAAATAACAGATCAAAACTCAGCAAAACATCGCCAGTCCCCGTCTTATAAACATCAGTAATCACCCCGGCGACACAAGCCCCTGTCGCCGTTGGCGGATTCTTTCCTGTATCGTCAAAAACAAACTCACGGATAAATAAAAAATCTTCTTTTATATAATCCCCCTCATTTAACAGCACCGCGCGTCTTTCGCGTTTTAACACTGGCTGAAAATAATCCGGCTGAATCGCTACTATGTGAATTGTCATTCCGCACCCCTCAAATCAATATTGTCACCGGGTAAAACTCTAATTGCCTGATATCGCGTGGAACGCGTGATCTGTTCATTGCGGTAAAACCCGTCAATAAACACTTCGGCATCAATTAAATACTGCTCATTCTTTTTTATTTCCCATATGTCAAATACACGGGTAATGACGGCGGGCGCACTAGTCCTGGTCATAGAATTCACTCCCCGCGCTCGCACAAAGATCGACACTGTCACAAGCTCCGCAGCCGCCATCAGGGCAACCCCAAACCGTGCGGCGTTGGGTGTCACAACTACACGGACGGCCAGTAATCAGACGACCCCCGCAATATTCACAATGTGGGATATATCCGATCACTTCTTTTGCAGTCGCGCGTTTGCTGGTATTGGCACTGACTGACCGTTGAACATTAATTTCCTGAAATGTAAACGACACGTATATTTCTCGCGCGGCGGGTGTGTCGCTGTTTGAAATAACAACTTTTGCAGCACCACGCGCACTTATTTCTAATAATTTCTGAACTAAGCGGCAGTGATCGTCCCGCGAAAATCTCTGTCCGTAATACGTGGTAAAGTCTGCGGTTTCGCTGGCGGGTAAATATGGCGGATCGCAGTAAATAACGAGATTAGGCCCGAATGTCAGCATTGATAATGTGTCATCAAAATTAAGATTGAGAAACACTGCGTTTGTATCATTCGCCTTTTCTGCAAACCGCCGGATCTCCTCTTCGGGAAAATACGGCGCTGTCTTATGTTGACCAAACGGAACATTGTATTCCAGTTTATTGTTATAGCGGCAAACGCCGTTATAACCGTGCCGATTCAAATAGAGAAACCGCGCCGACTGCATTAACGACAATCTCAGTGATAAGGGGCGGCGACCGCATTCGTGGTAACTTGTATTTAGTTCGTTAAATTCTTTGCGAATCTTTAAATAATATTCTTTTGAATTACCTTCTTTAAATAATTCCCGTGCAACGTCAATAAATAGATTAGTGCGATGCTTCACGTTTTCATACGTATTTATCAGATCTGAATTAATATCAGCTAAAACATACTTATCATAACTTGTGTTTAAAAATACCGAACCGCCGCCAACAAATGGTTCCATCAGACAATAACCCTTTGGCAAGTGCGGCAGCAGCTCAGGCAAAGCGCGAGTTTTTCCACCTGCCCACTTCAAAAACGGTCTGATCATTTTTTATATTCCTTGTTATATCGTTCGTGAGTTAATAAAGTCCATTGCTGGCCGTCGTTTTTACTCAGTAACCGCCAACATCTGCCGATTGCAATTGACAGATAACCAGTCGCCAGCCGCCGCACTTTATCGCGGCGACCCTGTCGGAATTCATTAATTAAATTGTGTGCCTGATCAACAACGCAGGCGGGGCAATTATCATTTTTCCGGCGAATCATGATTCACCTTCTCCGCGCGAACGGCAGAAATGTTTTTGATATCGTCGCTTAATCTGGCAATCTGGTTAATAACGTCATTCATTGCGTGATGCGGATGTTCCAGAACCGCGCGCATTGATGAATGACCGCATATTGTCAGCGCGATTTCTGCAACCGTTCTAACGTCGCGAGCATTCCAGAAATTCCAGGCCGGACGAATCCCTGTCAGGCGCATTGAGTGATAAATAACTGGTAAATCAAAATCAGTGCCGCGCGCCCATATTTTTAAATTGTCTGAATCATCACAAAAACAACAAAAATCGTTCAACTTATAGAGCGACTCTGATAAAGGCAAGCCAGCATCAGATACAAGCTCATCTCTTGCGCATAAATTTTGCTTCATCCACCATTTAACAGTATCCGCACCAATTGTCGCCCCTTTGTATTGAGCATCAGCAACATTGACGGGAATATAAATAGACATCCCAATCTCGCCAGTTCGGGGATCGAAAAATGCGGCAGCAATAGAAACAATTGCGGCAGTTGGTTTATTGTCTAATGTTTCAATGTCAATCATTATATTATTCATGATTAGATTCCGTATGGTGAAGAGGGAAGAGATGGACGGCTCAGCGCATTAGTAAGACGACGGCGCATGGATTGTATAAATGCAACAACATCAGGATCTGTTGATGCCAGTGTTAATTCGCCTGCGTTACGCGTTTTTATAGTCATTCCGCGCTCTTCAAGCTCCGGTAAAAATGAATGCAATACAAAACTGTATTCATCCCGTTTAGTCATAGACATATAATTACCCGTTTTTAGGTTGAAAGAATCCGCACCACTTTTTAAAGTGATGTGTGATATTTAATAAATTCAGTTAATTAAAAATAGCGTTTAATTAATTTAATCAATGCGGCTATTACGCCCCTGTTTATTTTTTGCGTATATACAAAAGGCCTGTTTCTGCCCTTAATAAACTGAACTTTTGCCGGTTCAGGCTTAAAATAACGCCCGTCCGGTGTTTCAATCCAGCCGCGCGTCGATTTGCAATGTGTGACCTGGCAACCGTTACGTAATAGACTGGCGAATGAAGGAATTTGTTGTTCACTCATAAAAGACACTCTGAAAGGGAAACGACGCCAAATATTAGCAACCAGCCACAAAATACATCTAAAAATAATGGTGCCGCCGCTTCAATATCCCTGTGTAATGCGTCAATAAAACGGATTCTGTTGCTACTGTTTTTTAATCTTCCGTAGGACCAAACAACAACGGCCCCCAAAATAAAAACCGCAACATTAAATATCCCCGAAAAAAAATATTGGCTCATTGCGCACCCGTTTATCTGCCAGTAATGGCAAGCTTTAGATCAGCGATCAGGCGGTCCAGTTGGTGGCGTCCGTCATCGTTCAGTGCGTCAATGCCGTAATCAAACGCGGCCAGAATTGCCATTTCCATTTCGCGGGATTCGATCGCGACGGGCAGTCGCTTACCCGGTTGCACATATACCGGCACGTCGTACCCTTCATAAAACGGATCGACTTCCCGCGCCTTTTCTGTGTTAAGTGGATTAAACATTTTTCCTCTCAATTAAACGCTGTCGTTTTTGTCAGGCTGGCTTCGGCAGTCATAAAAGCTCTGGCATACCATGCAACCATATTGATTTGTCTTAGTTCGCGACGATTTGGATCGACACGCGGCACTAATGGCAGATAGCCGCGCTCAGCATCGCTTTGAACCTTACGCAAAGACTGTCCGAAGAATTCGGAAAATTCCTGCACTGTTAAAACCGGTTTAATGCCACTACTAAGGATATGTTTCAGTGCGCGGTCAATTGCCATTAGTTCACGTTCAGAACGACTATCAGGGGATCGCCGAGCGCGGCGCTGATGATTGCTTTGAGTCTGTTCGGGTAAAAACGCGCCTTGTGCCAGTTCAACGACCGGGTAGTAACCAGGATCAGCCTCCTGATGTGCGGGTAAAGCTCTGTTTTGCTCTGGTGTCATTTGATATCCTGTCTGTTTAGATTGGTTTCGCTTGTCTTCAAGTAGTCTAATTAGACTGCATGAAGGGAAATTTAATGTCTAATTGGACTACTGTCAAATGAAACTTGGTGAAAAATTAAAAGCGATTAGAGCAGCCGAAGGTCTTAGTCAGAATGAGTTTTGCGAAGTTATTGACTTATCTATAAATACGCTTAGGAAATATGAAACGGGGGGGTATGAACCTGGTGGTAGTGCTTTGGTTAAAATCGCCCAACACCCGCGCTTTCAAAAATACACGCTATGGCTGATGTCTGACATCACCGCACCAGAAGCAGGTCAGATAGCACCAGTTACCAAAGAAGAGAAAAAGACCGGTTAATCACCGCCCGCACTGCGGGCGAATAATACATAAGGAAAATGTATGTCAAAAGATAATGATACATTTATACCCCCAATACGCCCACCTCGTAATTCCCGCTATGGAGAACCATCACCAGAACTTATGAAAAGGCTACAACAAGTTACCCCTGAATTATTCGCTGAATTTTTGATGTCAAAAAACGCCGCTCAGTTCTGCATATCATGTGGATTTACTAAATTAACAATGTCCGAAAACGGAGTTTATAACGGTGCAAAGACTCCCGAAAACTATGACTCTTTATCGCAAATCGATCAGGAGAAATTCGCAGCTGATAATACTCTCTGGTATGTAACGCCCGTGTTTGTGAATACTCATACAAAAATAAGATTAGCCGATGTCGAATATAAAATTAATTGCCCAAACTGCGGGCATATCAGCATTTATCGCGCCCGCCCGGTCGTCGCATGGATAGAAGAGAATCGCAAGGAATGCAAAAATGAGTCAGACTAAGGATAATGTTCATCATATAAGAGAACGTCAGGTACCCATAAATAATGAGTCCACAAACAGTAGTGACGACGGAGGCAACGGCATGAACAGCCTAATAAAACGCGTTGAAAAACTGGAAGACAATACCGGTGTAATTGTTAAAGAACTTACCCATCTCAACGCGCGCGCTGATGACTTCGCCTCAAAGGGCGATCTGCGTGAACTCAAGGCGCAGATAACTGGGGATATGAAAGAACTCCGTGCGCAGATGACCGGAGATATGCGCGAGCTTAAGGCACAGATTAGCGGCGAACTCAAAGAGTCCAGGTCCGCAACCAGGGAAGATCTTGCAAAGGGATTACATAAGCAAATGATATGGCTATGCTCTGCCCTTTTCGCTACAGCAGGAGTCATAATCGCTTTGGTAAAAGATCTGTTCTAATTGTGCGATATATTACTTTTTAATAAATTACACAAAAAATATACAACATATATTTTATATTGATTGATAATTACCATTTATTACATACATGAATTACTGATAAGCAGTTTTGGCTAAAATTTGTTCGTGTGCGAACAATATATTTGCGCCCTGAATGCCAATAATAGCAATCGAGGTGTATATGTCCTTGCGTAACCGCTTATTCTTGATAATTAATGCTGAAAATCTCACTATCTGCGAATTCGCGATATTTTGTGATATTTCGAAGAAGACACTGTATCAATTCAGGCAGCAAATAATAATGACGCTGCCTGATATTGATTTATTGAAGATCACCCGAAACCCCAGATTCAATAAATATACGTTATGGATGATGACAAATAAGACCGCAGCATCATCCGGGCAAATCGATCCGGCGCTTTTCCCTCTTCGCTCGCCAAAACAATCTATTAACCAATAACCCGAACTGGCAACAAATTGAACAGTTATATATTGCTGCCCGTGTTACCCAGTTCAGTTCGTCAGCAAATGACGACCAGCATTCACAGCCGGAGAAAATGACAAATGACCATTACTAAAAAGGACAACGGAAAATACATGGTTGATGTTCGGCCTGCGGGGCGTTCCGGGAAGCGCGTCAGGCGTTCATTCTCCACTAAATCAGAGGCTGTCACCTTTGAACGCTGGATAATAGCCAGTGCTAATAATAAAGAATGGCTGGAAAAACCAGCTGATCGGCGTCGGTTATCTGAACTGATCGAATTGTGGTGGAAGAACCACGGGCAAACGCTCACCGACTGCAAAAACCGGTTATGGATTTTGAATGCCTCATGCGCGCGCTTAAATAATCCACGTATAACCCAACTCACCGCCCAGCTTTTTGCAGAGTACCGAACAAAACGGCGGGCAGAAGGGATCGCGCCAAAAACGTTAAATAATGAACAACGATACTTGAAGTCAGTGTTCAGTAAATTGAAAGAACTGGATCTATTCTGGGATAACAACCCAATGACTGGACTCGCAGAACTGAAACTGACCGAATCAGAACAGGGATATTTTACTGACGAACAGATTAGAACGGTTCTGACAGAGTTAACAGGCGACAACAAGCTGATAGCCAAACTTTGTCTGTCCACCGGTGCACGATGGAGTGAAGGTGCAAAATTAACCAGGCAGAGACTGGTTAACGGCATGGTGACATTTACAAAAACCAAAAATGGCAAATCACGTTCAGTTCCTATCGGTAAGGAACTGGAAATGGAGTTAATGCAGAGGATTGAAGTACACGACAAACAACTGATTTTCCCGGATGCGAGCTATCAGACTGCACGAAAAGTTATTAAAGGCGCTGTTCCTGATCTACCTGACGGACAGGCAACTCACGCTTTCAGGCACACTTTCGCCTCTCATTTCATGGCAAACGGAGGAAACATATTGGTACTTCAACGAGTCCTGGGCCATCACAAAATCCAACAAACGATGACGTATGCCCACTTTGCCCCTGATCATTTGTTTGATGCGGTGACATTAAACCCATTAGCTACGATGAAAATATAA